GACATAAGTCTGAGTGAAGTGCTGATATAATCAAAAAAGAAATATTCAACTTTAAATTCTCGATTATACTTTTTAATTATATTTTTTATATCTTCAATTGAAAAATCTGGGATATGGACAATATATAATGGAGAAGACTGTATGTATTCAACTGCTCTTTTTACTCTTTCAAACTCACCATCTTTATATTCACCATATAAAATATGTTCTTCATTTACTTTGCTAACAGCGGCAATTAAAATGGTTTGTATTTCATCTACGGTCATTTCAGTAGTAATATATGTAGTGGGTTCTGACATTCCTGTATAAACAAACTCTTTTTTATACGTATCATATACATATGGAACTGCAATTTTACAAGCGTCTCCTGCCGCACATCGAGATTTTCCTTCTCCTTGTGGAAGAGACCTCATATATAAACATCCTTTTCTACCACCTCTTGCCACTGTATTTAATCCGTTGTTGTTTAATGGCACGCCTACATCAGGAATTTTTCTAAAGCTTTCTACTAAATCAAACGCATCATCAGCCGCCTGAATTTCAGTAGTTAACATATTCGTACAATATTTAATCGTAGGACTGATAACCAAATCTGTTTCGACCATTCCTACAATATCCTGTTCAGTGTAATTATCGAACTTCTCCATTTCTTTTGTAAGTTCTTCTACACCTACAGTCGGATCAAATATTGATTTTGTATTATAGCCTTTCTTTTCATAATATCTAAGCAGAGAATACTTCCTAAGTCGATGATAATAATAATCATAATTATCAAGACTACTCATCTCTCGTGCGCTTGCAAGATAATTTAAACCATCATTAGTTTGAAAAATCTCATACTGCTCTTTATATGAGGAAAGATATGAATCTATAGTAAATTCATTTATATCTTTAACACCTTGCATATACGAATTAAAAATAGCCACATATAATAATTCATATAATGCTTCGGTATCAAAATCTGTCCTATCCAATGGACGGTCAATATCATCTATTAAAGTGGGGTCGAGCATCAAACATCCAATAGTATTCAGAATTGCTCTCTTATCTGTTAATGTCTCATACATGAATTATCCCCCAATTGTTGTAATATCTAACTGTTTAATTTTCTTTTGTTTAGGATCAATATAAACAGTTTTTTTCTTGTACATTCCCTCAGTATTTATGTTTTTGTTCCTATCACCCACAGATTTAACAGCTTTATAATGCGCTTGTGCTTCAGTGTAATAATATGGGACAAGTCCTACAATATCCTCTCCAAACTCTTTTTCAAGAATATTGTGCATGTAAGTCAATGTAGCATAAAGACCTTGGAATGTAAAGTTGTATTTTTTAATATAATTTTCTGTTAATGCATAAACTTTTGCAGGAAGCTCCGCAATTCCTGTAGTTTTGCGGATATAATCATAATATAAATTCTTCTGCACATACTCTTCATCAGATAACGCATCTTTTAATTCAGCCTTAGGTTTTGAAGCTGGCTTGATCTTCTTTTCAGCTTCCTTTTTTTTAACCTTCTCTTCCTTATCTACATGAATTGCTTTAGCGGCTGCACGGAAGCAAGCAGTATGCGCATAACGCTTTTTATAAGGCACTGAATCCTCGTTGTTTTCAATTGTTAATCCACATAATACACATACACGTTTTCGTCCTCTGCTAGCCATTACTATTCTCCTCTTGTTTTTGTTTATTTATTCCAATTTCACAAATTTGAACAGCATCTTTCATTTGTATCTGTTGTCCAATATAAGGACAATCTTTACATTCTGGATGTGAAATACAAATTTTACGCATTTCCTGAAATAAGTCTTGTGGTGGAGGCTGACCATTAAACCCCCATTGAACGTTGTTAATGTTAATATTCATATACTATACCTTTAATTTATGTTTGTTGCAATACCTTTTATAATTGGAACTGTTACAGAATTACCTGCTTGTTTATATAGTTGACTGTCAGAATTGACAAATTGCGCCCGTTCAAACATTTCATCAGGAAAACCTTGTAGGCGAAATGATTCTTTTGGTGTAATTTTTCGAACTACGACATAACAATTTTCTTTTTGATACCAAATCGCATAACCGATACAATCTTCAGATATTTTAATATAAATACTAGGATGAGATTCATCTTCCATATCAATATCTACTCCAACACATACGCCATGTCGATCAAGAGCAGTTAAAGTAAAAGCAGGTTCTCCATTTTCTTTAAACCGTCTTCCCATTTGACGTTTCTTTTCACGTTCTGGAGTTAAAACAGGAATTGCTACTTTTAATGGTTCTTTATAATCTGAAGAATTTAATGTGGGACTAATGCCATCAGCAGATAATACACGTTCTTTATCTTCTCCGTAATCTTTTTTCTTTCTTGTATTGCCGATTACTTTAATTCCTATCATCGGTTCTCTACCACCACCCTCCATTTTATTCAATGTGGGAGCAATGCCATTAGGCGAATATACACGATATTGATTTAAATTTTGTCTGGTATCTCTATTTCGTTGACCAATTTGTATTACTTGAAAATTATTTTGTCCGTTTGTTCTTTGGTTAGAAAATATTTCTGTGATATTTGCTCCAGATCCTCTAAGACCTGCCACAAAATAAACTCGCTCCCTGTTTTGTGGGACACATTCTGTGCTGTTAAGCAATTTCCATGTAACATCATACCCGCATGAGTCCAGTTCAATGAGTACTCTGGCAAAGACCCCGCCCCGCTTAATTGACAAAATGTTTCTAACGTTTTCGAGGACAATCCATTTGGGTTTATTTTCTTGCTTTTCTTTGAGCAATCTAATGATTTCAAAAAATAAGTTACTTTTGTTTCCATCAAATCCTTTCTGATTTCCTGCTATTGAAATTTCTTGACAAGGGAATCCCCCTACCCAAACATCACAATCAGGAATATCTTTACCTTTTACTGTTGTAATATTATCCGCAAACCATTCACCATTACGATATTCTTCTTTTAATATTTCTTTCTGTCGTTGACGTATTGGTAGAGTCGATAAAAATTGACGCTGTTTTTCTGTTATACAATGCATAGAAGTATAAGAAGCAATTGCGTATTTATCACATTCGCAAAAACCTAAACACTTATGTCCCGCTTGCTCCATTCCTAAACGAATACCACCAATTCCTGCAAATAAATCTATAAAAGTAAGTTGTTTGTTTATCATTTAATTATTACCTGCTAAAAAGGTCTCTCAAATGAACGGATATTATTCATTTGAGAGACTTTAATTTAATTATTTATTGTTACGAGCATTTTGAATTTGTTCTAATCTTCTCTAAAGTTGATTCCCTTAGTTGATATCTATCAAATTCAAATGCTTCTTCTACTGTATAATCACAACTATTTAATCTTGCTTTTGTTCTAAAATAATCAAGATTAAGCTCATCACACCATTGTGCAAGCGTTTGAGTACGCCCTTGATATGTAAGAAGCTTATTCGTGGAAACATTATTTGCTTGTTCTGTAATGGTCGCCCATCTACAGTTTGAGGGTTCATAATTACCATTGCCATCAATGCGGTCAATTGTCAAATCGTCTTGATATCCATGCGACAATGCCCAATCTTTAAAAACAAACCAATCATACCACTCATCGCATACTTTAATTCCACGTCCACCATACAAATCATAATGTATATTATATTTAGAATCGCATCTATTTCTCATAGCGCCCCAAATACGATATAAACGTTCATACTCAGGATTAGTACTATCGCCATTCCAACGCCCAGTTTCCTTATTCCTTTGAATGGTTAGTTCTGATTGTAAACATCCACAAGATTGAGTATTGCCAGTACGTAATAAAATTTGACTTACAATCACTTCATTTCCACAATCGCATTTGCATTTTAGTTTTCGATCGCTTTTTTCATCACAACCCAAATCTTCTATTACGGTTAGCCGACCAAATTTTTGACCAACTAACCAAATACCATGACAGCGAACGCATCCCGATTGGTTCTTTCTTACATATTTTTTTAAATCGCATCCATGTTTGGTGGATAGATTCCCGCATTTGCTACATTGACAATTCCATGTCAACATTCTTTTATTATATTTAATTTTAGTTTTTTCTGTTTCTTGTTCATTTAATCCTAGAACTATTAAATCACCGAATTGTTTTCCTGTTAAATCTTCATATACACCCGGTTTACTCATTAAGCAAATCCTTCATATCCGAAAGAATAACTTCTACAGCTTCCTGCTGCTTCGCTGTGCAATTAGAAACTAATGCTCCTTTACCAAGAACGTTTTCAACAATTTCGGTGATTTTTTCTTTAGAACCAAACTTCTCAACAATCTGAGCACCAACTTCTCCAACTTCATTCATGACATCTTCAAAGTCTCGTTTTTCGGTTTCAAACATAGCATCACGTTCTTCTTTAGAAGTTGGTGTAACACCTTCAGCCTTAGCCTGTCGATCAACTGCATCATAATAAGCTTTTACAAGATTATCTGCTGTAAAATCCTCAATAATTGGATCAAAATATTCGTTTCTTGTTCTTGCAAAACATTCTGGTGTATCTACAAGTAGCAGAGAAGAATGAATTGATTTTCCGGTATCAGAATCAGCCCCATTGCTTTTTACATAACCAATAATTTCACTATGATTAATAAGAATAGGAAGCATTCTCTTTGCATCACCTACAGGGAAATTCTTTCCTGTATCATCTGTCATTGTATGAAGAATAAATACAACACAGAATCCAGAACCAATTACTTTAAGAATTTCTGACTCCCATTCTGCTTTCAGGTCACCCCATAAGCCATAACCACCATTACCTTCTTTAATTTTATTAACACCTTCTGTATTAGCGACATATTTTTCACAATAGGAATAAAGAATTTCCATCTCATCAAGAACAAGAGTCTGGAAATTTTTATGTATTGTTTCAAAGTTCTTACGATTACAAAACACTTTTACAAAATCTTTAAACTCTTTCCATGAAAGAATAGGCTGAAAAGGAACATTATTAAGACCGCTCAGTCCACTCTTACCAAAAGCAAGGTAATATGGACGTTCCATTTTAGTTGCAACTGGTGTCTTTCCCAGACCACCTCTTCCATAAATAGTTATTACTAAACCATCTGTAGTTTTTTGAACCCTTGACATTTGAGGATTCATAATTTCATCTAACGAAAATCCCATAAATATTATCTCCTTTTATAATTTTGTCCCTAATAAT